GTATTTGTTCGGATATCCAATTATAGGTTTTACGAATACCGTCTTCAAGAGTTTGAGAATAATCCCACCCAAGCTCTCTACGAACTACGTCATTATTTGAATTACGACCACGAACTCCAAGAGGAGCGTCTAAAATATGTTCCTTTTCAACGTTCTTACCGGCAACTTCAGCAGCAGTATCAACAAGTTGATTGATAGTTACCATCTCCTCAGAACCAATATTAACGGGTCCGATAAACTCACTATCCATCATTCTCCTGGTTGCCTCAATACACTCATCAATATAGAGAAATGATCTAGTCTGCTTACCATCACCCCAAACCTCTATAGTGCCGCCTTCTAGGGGTAGATAAGCGACTTTACGGCAGATTGCTGCTGGTGCCTTTTCTCTACCACCTTCCCAGGTTCCTTCGGGTCCAAAGATATTATGATAGCGAGCAACCCGAACAGGGATCCCATAATTACGATGATAAGAGAAAAATAGTCGTTCAGCGAAAAGTTTTTCCCAACCATATTCTGAATCTGGGTTAGCGGGGTAAGCAGACTCTTCACGGCAATCAGGATTGTCAGGATCTAGTTGGTTATGTTCAGGATACATGCAAGCAGATCCGGAATAGAAAATTTTAGTTTTGTTTACACCTTTAAACTTATTAAACTTTACAACCTGATCCAACACATTCAAATTAATCGTTGCCGAATTATGCATAATGTCGGCATCATTCTCACCAGTGAAGACAAATCCGGCACCACCCATATCGGCAGCAAATTGATAAATTTCATCAAAGGGTTCGCAGAACTTATCTTCAATTTGTTTGTAATAATTTCCAAGATATCCAGCAAAACGAATTGCTTTACGAACTATATAAACATCTCTGAGGTCAGCAACAATAAATTCATCTGCTTGACTTTGAGAAAACTCCGGATACTTAAGATCTACACCACGAACCCAATAACCGTCTGCTCGCAGTCTTTTTACCATATGACTTCCAATAAAACCACCAGCACCGAGAACAAGTGCTGTTTTTTGACGATCAATCATTAGATTAATAAATTCTTCTTAGTATATATTATACTAAAAAAGGGGAGTTTATGCAACTCCCCCTTTGGGTTTTTACCAGGCTCGCCACCAATTCTTTTACTGGAAATTGGAAACCAGGCGGGAGAGAGTCCCATCCGCACCAATTGCTTTTGAAAAAAGCAATAAAACAATAGGGTCATATTTGACTCCACCAGTTCTTTTAAAGTCTCTCCGTGACTGAAGGGGGGGTTCCCGACCAGGGTTTTTAAAGACTCTCCATGTCTAATTCTGGATATATTTGATGCTTCAAATAGGAAACAATTAATACACCACGTCTATAATCACTTCTATTAAATGCAGAATGAACGCTAGTTTCAACAAAAGGATTTATATCTTTGTTCTTAAGAATTCGAAGTTCATTCAGAACTTGCAACCCACATTTTCCACCTTTAGGAATATCTAAACTGTAATGATACTTAACAATGCTAGTTTTTCTTTGATGAATTGGAATATGACGATTATGCATTACAATTTCATCATCAGCATCATAATGAGGATCTACTTCTGAGTGAGGTTCAAGCAGAGAAAAAACTGCAAGAACTGGTTTAACGTCAAATGACATTAATAGATTAATAGTAAAACAATTTTGAACCTCTAGGGGTAAAAGTGGTATAACCTTTCCACCAATTATTAATGGGCATACTTGCCAAAAATACCCTGTTTTGGGAGGCATTTTTAATTTTGTTAAATCATCACAGACTAAATCATAACTATGAGAATAATCAACTAGATAATCTTTTTCTACAAAATTCAAATAATCATTTTTAATTAATTTATAATTATCCAATAGTTGATTATTATCAATAACTTTAGAAAGTGGCAAAAACATTTTAATCTTTAATATAACAAGGTACAGTATCTGGATCTAACCATTTAGCATATTCAATGTCTTCCATTGCAAGAGAGCATTGCATCCCATTATCAAATAGATAAATGTCATTCCAACGTTTAGTATAATAATTTTGTTTCTGTAGACGAAAATCTGGTTTACCATTTATATCTAGAATACCCGCTTCAATAAAACGATATCCTTCACGTTCAAAAAGAACTTTACTCATCAAACTTCTGCAGTTTCAAGATCAGCGGCAACATATTCCATTAGGATTTCATAATCATCAAGAGGATCACCAGAAAAAATTATACCATAACTTTCATAGAAACGACGAACTTTTTTATAAAGTTTCGGATTTTTAACATCAAGATAAAAATCACCGTTAGCAGCGCCACGAAGAGTTTGAACGTCTTTTTTAAATTTTTGGGTCAGAGCCATTGTCTTGATTTAATTACACAAGTATTATAATGGTTGAACAGTTTTATGTCAAGTGTGCCAGATAAAAAACTGGCAAGTCGGGGTGACAGGATTTGAACCTGCGACCCTCCGCTCCCAAAGCGGATGCGCTACCAAACTGCGCTACACCCCGGCAACTAGATCAACTAGTAAAATCAATTGTACCACCAATTCCCCAATAAATTTGTGTCGGAATATCATAATCATAGTAAAGCGTATTTTTATTACCAGTTAAAAGATATGCTGGGGCAGAAATCAATTGATTCCAGGTAAAACCTCCAGTTACATCATCATACAAATCAGTTGACCAGACATCAAAAGATTTTCCACTATTGGGATATTGCCCATATACTAGTGTATTATCACTTCTCCAAGTTATATATTCTTGATTGGCCAGTGGTTCTCCTGGATACATCCCAAAATTAGCAGCCGGTGTAAATGTATACCCACCTACAGCAGTGATGCTTGATGGTGTTGTCAGTTGAACTTGTGCGTTTAGGTCACTAACTGTGATGACTCCAGTCCAATCATCCCCAGTAGTGCTATTAATAGTATAATTAACAGTTGCCATATTTAATAATGCTTAATGATTTTTGTTTTATTTATGCTGCATGAAACACGATTATCTGGGATATGCATTTGCCAATCCCCACTGAATAAACAGTATAATTGAAGAAAAAAGGAGAATAGAAGATATAAAAGTTTTATTCATCTAATTCAGAGTAATTTTGAGCCATGGTAATATAGGTGGAATTACCCCAATAAGTCTGAGTAATCCTTCAGCAAATAGTCCAAGAACAACCCACCCAACACACATACTAATGATAGAAGCATTTCGATTATGTCTACGTATTGCTATTGCAATAGACTCATCAATCATTTGCTGAACTTCATGTTTATCCATTTTGTAAGAAGTCATAATACTTGTTTCTAATCTCTACATCTACATCATCAAGACTCGTTAATGGAGGAATCCATTCTTCATTAATAAGTTTATCGGCAAATCTATAAACATTCGTATCAAGAATTATTTTCAATCTACTGAAAGAACTTAAAATAAACGCCCTCTTCCGAAAGTGTTCGTCTTTGATTCTCATTTTTCGCTATTAAGAAACTTTGCTAATGGATCTCTTTTTGTTTTAACTATTTCACATGCTCTAGTGTAAAACATATTATTAGTGTTACCAGACTTCTCAAAAGTCTGCTTGATCTTCACCCAGTTGTCGTAGGTGTGCTGATCCATAGAGTTTTAAGTTGAATAATACTAATTATGATAATCAGTATTTTCAAGTTGTCAACTTTGTGTTGATTTCCAAAAAAATGTTTTAAATATTTTTTAACGTATTTCAAAGTTTAATTTTTTAACTTTACGCTGCCTTCTTGCTTCTTGCCATGCAATATCTTCATTACTTAGAATGCTCGTTTTATTTTTATTATTTACGGCATTTAACATTACAACCTTCGATAAGTCATCTGCAGAGATAACTCCACCACGAATTGTTGCCATGTTTGGGCAACCGCAACAAACAGTTTTACTAGAATGCCCCTCTAATTCATTATTACATGAACGGCATCTGATTTTTAAATTTTCCATCTTTAAGAATAATAACTTACTTTTCCGTAAATGAACGAAGCATCCAAACAAACTTACCGTGAGATTCCATCAAATCTTGTACTAAATTTGCAGTTGCATATGATTTCTGTGATTCAGCTTCCTCAGAGACCTCTGAGAGGAGTTCTATGAAACTTTTATTATCATCATGAAGTTGTTTAACCATTCCAATAGCATCGATATCCTGGGCGCTATTTGATGCCTGTTCCACTCTTGAAACTTCGGTGGTTCTGGAAAGAGTGCTGATTGGTTTGATATTCAAGTATCTCATGTGTTCAGAGATACGATCTACCTCACCAAACATGGTTTCATATTGCTCACCAAAAAGAGTATGAAGTTGCTGGAAATCTTCCCCAACAACGTGCCAATGGTAAACCCAAGTTTTATGAAATAGAACAAATAGTGATGCCTGAGCATCACTAACAAGTTTGTATAATTTTTCCATTATACCGCAATACTTTCAAGTATTTATAAAATGGGCGAAGAGGGATTCGAACCCCCGACATCCTCCGTGTAAAGGAGACGCTACTACCGCTGAGCTATTCGCCCTAAAAATTAGGATTGACTTAACATATACTCTACAGTGTTTGCCACATCATTCATAGCATCACGTAGATTTTCACTTTGACCAGATTCTTGTTTAATTATGGGACGGTGATCATCGGTTAAAGTCCAACGCCACTGATTCATATTATTACAATACCAGAGGTTGATTTTCATTTTATTTTTAATAATACAATAGAAGGGGGATTTTGTCAATCCCCCATATCTATATCAGTTTCCGATACGCTTCACAGCAAGTCTTGATTTGTTAAGAATGCTTCCTGCGAGAGGAACATAACCCAGATCATCGGCAATCATTTGTGCCTTTGCACTCAGGGCATAGTTGAGTGCCTTCTGAATATCATCTGCCTTGGCACCATTACCACTCTTATAGGCAAGAATCCAAGTCAAAGTAGAGATAGGATAAGCACCAGCAGCAGAAGGATTAGGATTTTCTCCTGCAAGGTTACCATCAAGAGTAATACTGTTCAGGGCAATAGCACCAGATTTGGCAGTAGGGAGAACAAACTGCCCTGCCTTGTTTTGAACTGCTGCTGCTTGCAGTTTGTTTGCTTTTACAAATCCAGTATTCACATAACCAATTGCGCCTGCAGTTTGACGAATGTTTCCAGCAACACCTTCGTTGCCTTTACCACCGACACCAACAGGCCACTTGACGGACTTACCAACACCAACAGTCCATCCCCCAAAGGCATCCAGAGAGTTAGTGAAAGCAAAGGTGGTTCCAGAACCGTCAGAACGATGAACAACATTCATCTTACCAGCAGCACACCCAACTTGCTTCCAGTCCTTAATGCGACCGGAAAAAATATCCACAGTCTGCTTCTGGGTGAGTTTCAGAGAGCATCCGGGCTTGTTATAGGCAATCGCAATCGTTCCACCCACCATAGGAATCTGAACGACGCCACGCTTCACTTTAGCCGCCTCTTTTGACGAAATAGGTTCATCAGAGGCACCAAAATCGACAGTTCCTGCGACAAATTGACGGACACCGGCACCAGAACCAACACTAGCATAATTTACACGAGTATCAGAGACCTTACTATAATCACTAAAAACCCTACTATAAAATGGGAATGGAAAAGTTGCTCCTGCTCCATTCAAGGTTGTTCCAGCATAGGAAAGAACGGGAACAGAAATGAGAGCAACTCCACTCATTCCTACAAAAATTTGTTTTAGTTTCATAAATTTTTTGGTAATGTTTTATAAAAAATTACATCTTAATTATATCACTATGGGGGGCACCCTTACAACTAAGGGAAGGTTAAGAAACTCTTACTCTATTTTCTCTGGAAGAAGGGAACCCATATCTTCTTTGTAGTCCAATCAACTTATTGAAGTGATGTACTCCTAACTCTGGATGGTCTAAATCCATCCACTTTGATTGTGCTGATTTTAGAGCAGCATTTTTTTGATGATTTGGATTTTCTTTTATATACTTACCAAGTGTTTCATTAAAATGGTTTGGATTTTTTTCAAAACATTTTTTAGCAGAAACACTTTGATGTTCTGGATTTTCCTTTAAATATTTTCCTAATGATTTTTCAAAGTGATTTGGATTTTTAATATAAAGTAATTTACCAGATTTACTCTGGTGGTCTGGATTTTGTTTTAAATATTTTTTAAGTGCTTCTGGACCAGGATTACCATTTTCTTCTACCCATTTTTTTAAGAATACTCCACTCTTTTCACGCAATATTTTTAAAGAACGGACACCACCGCAACTTTCATTTAAGCACCATTCATTATTCAATACTGGTCTAATCAATCTATCTTCAACTAAATTTGCTTGTAAATATCCTTTATCACTAAACTCAAAAAATTCTAATATTTGTTTCTTTGGAGTATAAAGTTCCCAACACCACTTATTTGTCTTTGGAGAACCCCAATACTCTTCATTAGATACTTTTTCTTTATGAACCCCATAATAGTAATATGGGACTTCCTCAAAGGTAATTTTGTAAGTATATACTCTTGGACTTTGTGAAGTCATAGTTCTACACTGTTGTGGTTCGCAATACTATTTATACAAGAAAAGGAGCATTTCTGCTCCCTCTCTACCTGATAGATGCGAACCACACAGGCACTTTTATTTATCAACCAATAATACTCTCTCTCCACTCTTCACTCATATTCACCATAATACGTTCTGCTGCTTCTGGTGTTTCGGCATATCCTTCATCTAAAAGGTGCGAAAGGATGATATCGTAGTAATCATAACTATCATGAATACCTTGTCTATCACTTCTTCTTAGACGATTTCCAAATGCTTTTTTCTTTGTTTCGCCTTTCTTTTTGTTTGCTGCAGACTTTGCTTGTGATTTTTCTGGATCGTGAAAAGCACTAACAGCAAATTGTGTGCTTGCTCTTTTTTGTAATTTTTCACCCTCTGGAGTATTACTTGGTTTTACACCAGAATATATACTACCCCTAGTAGCAGTTTTTTTTGATTTATTTAGTAATTGGTGTCCTCTATCTCTTGCTTTATCTCCAAGTTCTTTATACCCTTCATCATAAACTTCCTTATATGCTTCTTGAAGACTACGAAATTCTTGTGCGTCCATTTTACAAATACTTTTTAGTTATTTATAATTTAGGCACCTGCACCATTCAGAGTCGTTCCTGCGAGTGCAGCAGTGGGAGCAGCAAGAAGACTAATAGCAAAAATGTGTTTGAGTTTCATAAAAAGTGAATAACTACAGAGTAATTCTAAAGTAAAGGAAAGATAAAATCAACTAAGATTTGGTTAAGAATTTCATAACATAAAAAAGCACCCAAAGAATGGGTGCTTTCACTCAAGTTATGAGTTGTTTATCAGAAGGTGAATTTGGTTTGAACCACACCACCCCACTTGCT